GATAAAGTTGCCTATTCTGTTATCTTCTTCAATCATACGTTTTATATTCATCTTTAACAACCTCGTCTCTAAATTAAATATCATAATTCGTCACACAAATTCCGATTTACAGGGCTAATGCCCCTATCATTTTTATCTATTATATCACACCCCACCAGAAAAAGCAAGGAGGTATCCCATGTATTTCACCCTTATCCTCGAAAATGAATCCGGCGAACAAGTGAACCTATCCACCACCGCCAACCAATACATGACCTCCAAAATCGAAGGTCTGAATCCGCCTGCCGGAACGATTTCCACTTCTTCTTACGCAGGCATGAACGGCAGCTACCTGAACAACGCTTTCATCGAAAAGCGAAACGTGGTCGTTTCTTTTGCCATGCGTGGCATTGGCATCGAGAAACGGCGGCATCAGCTGTATCATGTGGTCAAACCGTCCCGATACATCAAAATCTGGTACAAGACAGTAAACATCGATGTCTATGCCGAAGGGTATGTAGAAACCTGCGAAGTGGAGCATTTCGAGCAGCAGATCAGCGGGCAGATCTCCATTCTCTGTCCGGACATTTACTGGTACAGCCGGGATATTTTCTATGCCTACTACAGTGGCGTGATCGGAGCATTTCACTTTCCCTTTCCGGAGAGCGATGCTCCGTTTCCTTTGGGTGTGTACTCTAACAGCAACCTGTTTTCCATTACCAATGATGGCGATGAAACCGGATTCACGCTGCGAATCGAGGCACTGCCCAGCGACATTCCGCAGGAAGTGGTTGCCGTGACACCGACCATCTATAACGAAAACGGCGAGTATCTGCAAATCAAAGGCGATATTCTGACCGGTGATGTCATTACGGTTACCACGAAAACCGGAAACAAGACCGTTACGCTGACACGCAACGGCGTAGACAGCAATATCCTGAACCGGCTGGTTTCCGGTTCGACTTGGCTGACCTTGAAGGAAGGCACAAATACTTTTCGGGTCGAGGCAGTTCGTGGGGTGAAAAAGCTGCGAGTGACATTGATGCACCGCAATTCTTATCTGGGGGTATAGCTATGCAGTTGGAAATTTACAGCTTGACAGCTCTGAAAGGCCAGATCTCTGTGTCACTGGAAGCCATCTGCGACAGTTATTCTTCTCTTCTGTGGGACATTGAGTTCTACCAGTGCGGCTGCTTTGAGGTGTATATCGCCGCCAGTCCGCAGAATGTATCTATCTTTCAGTGTGGCAGAATTGTGGCAAGGAGCGATGATGCACAGCACTTCGGCATCATTGAATCTTTGCAATTGGAGACCGATGCCGAAAAGGGCGATTACCTGACGGTCACCGGACGGTTTCTTGCCTGCCTGCTGGAACGAAGAATCATCTATCCCACCATCACCGCAAACGGCAGCTATGAGGACATCGTCCGCAAGGTGCTGTCCCGCAATGTGATTTCCGCCGGAATCCGCAATCTGCCCGGTTTTTCCATGGGAACGGTTTCCGGTGACTGCTGGCAGAAAACCGCACGTATGCAAGTCAGCTATGACAACATCTTAGAATGGCTGTACAGCCTTTGTGAAACCATCGGCGGTTCGGCAAATGTGCGGCTGGATGGAAACACACTGAAATGCGATCTGTTTTTCGGAACAGACCGCAGTTTGTTGCAGGATGAAAATCCCCACATCGTATTCTCCGATGCGTACAACAATCTGCTGTCCTTTTCCTATGCAGCGGACGATGCCGTGCAGAAAAACTTCGCCTATGTGCTGGGCTGCGGTGAGGGCAGTGCCAGAAAACGCACGACCTTCTGTTCCAGTGCAGAGCCGACCTATCTTGACCGCTATGAGGTGTATGTGGATGAGCGAAACACCGCACAGGAAGAAGATGTGACGGATGCGGAATATCTGGAAATTTTGAAAAGCAGCGGTGCAGAACATCTGGTGCAGCCAAAAACGGCATCGGAATCCGCCATCGCTGCTTTTTCCACCCAGTATCAGTACAACAAGGATTATTTTGTGGGCGATTATGTAACCGTGGAACAGAGAAGATTTGGCTTGATTCAGCCTCGAATTCAGCTAATTGGCATGGTGGAGAGTTTCGACCAGAACGGCAGAAGTCTGACCCCAACTTTCAAAGAAACGGAGTGATATTCATATGTCTTTTTCCTATGGATTTTTTAACGCACAGAATCTTGACCGGGTGTATACCGCAGAAGATTTCACGGCATATTTGTCCAGTTTAATTTGCAATGGGATTCTGGATACTTACCGGCAGTGTTTTGCACCAACAGTCAAAAATTTATCCGTTACATTCGGCACGGGCAAGGCGTGGATCGATGGACACTACTTTATCAGTGATACCCTGCATACCATCGACCTTTCTTCCTATGTAGATGAATCTCTGAATCGTTATGTGGCGATCGGGATCTATTGTGATCGTTCCACTCGTACCTGTGGGATTCGTGTTCTGGCAGGTACAGCAGCCACCAGTCCAACCATTCCCGCCTTTACCAACAACAATGTGACGACTTATCTGACTTTAGCAGTTGTAAAACTGCGTGCTGGAACGACAAGTATTCTGGATTCTGACCTGACAGACTGCCGTGCGGATGAGAGTAAATGCGGCTACTGCAAGTGCATCCTTGGCAAATGCAGAGTGACGGAAATGCTCGCTGAAATGGCAAAGACAAATGCCACACTGGACGAACTGCAAAAGCGGCTGGATGTGATGAACAGCCAGATTTCCGAACTGCAAACCAAGGTAGATGACTTGACCGCAGGAGAAATCCTGGCGACCGGACAGTGCGGTGAAAACATCTACTATGTTCTCTATGACAACGGCAAACTGCTGCTGCGTGGCACGGGTGCAACCTACGACTATACTTCTCATGATTCTGTGTTCTATCAAAACGATCAGATCAAGGAGATCGTGCTCAGCAATGGCATTACTGGTCTGGGAGACCGCCTGTTCTATCATTGTGCCAATGCGAAAACGGTATCTCTGCCGGCTACGTTGACCAGCATTGGAAATGCCGCTTTTGCACAGGAAGATGCCGTAAGCAACTATACTGCTGGTCTGACTTCTGTCACAATTCCGCAGTCTGTTATTACGATCCTGTCGTATGCATTTCATCACACCGCCATTACAGAAGTCGTTGTGCCTGCCAGCGTGAAAACGTGGGGAAAGTATGTCTTCGGCGACTGTACAAAGCTAAAGACTGCCCGTATTGCGTGTGATTCCATTGGTTCTTTTGCGTTTACAAGATGTACAGCATTGTCCAATCTTACGATTTCAGCAAATTGCCGAACCTTTGGAGAAAATATGCTAACGTATTGCGAGAGCCTAAAAAGCATCACCTATGAAGGTACGATTGCACAGTGGAACGCCATCACCAAGCCAAGCAACTGGATGTCCTCCGGAAAGCATTTTTACAATGACTATCTGCAAAAAGTTCAGTGTACAGACGGCTATTTGGAATATAATCCTGAAAATGATATGTGGAACGAGGTGAAAAACGGATGATGAAATTTTTAGTAAAAAATCAAAAGATTGAAGTGGTGGAGCGAGAGGTTCTTGCTTCTGACCAGATCGCATTTGTTTCGGTGAAATTCGTGTTCGATGGGGCTTGGAAAACGCTGCACAAAGTGGTGCAGTTCACGCAGTGCGAAGAAACATACAACTTGGTGCTTGGCACAGAGGGAACGACTTGCTTGCTGCCTGCCGAACTGCATCCCGGTGCGGTGAAGATGAGTTTGTTTGGCTACGATGCAGAAAGCGATACCACGGTTCGAGCAACCACTGTTCCTGTCACACTGCATATTCGACCATCTGGTTTTGTTGCAGATGGGGATACGTCAATTCCGCCGACGCCGGATCTGTATACGCAGCTTTTGAAAAAGCTTTCCGAGATGCAAACCGGGGCAAACGGAAAGGACGGTCGTTCTGCTTATGAAATCGCCATAGAAAATGGTTTTGTGGGAACAGTTGCAGAATGGCTGGAAAGTTTGAAAGGCAGGGACGGTATTGATGGTAAGGACGGACTACCGGGAAAGGACGGAAAAAATGGTGCAGATGGTTTGCCCGGTAAGGACGGCACAAATGGGAAAGACGGTAGAGATGGGATTGACGGAAAGGACGGCGTTTCTCCGGACTTGACAAATTATCCAGATAACGATGCTGTAAAAGCACTGGTTCAAGATGCGGTTCAGCCGCTTTTACAGCAAGCACACATTCATAAAAATCTGGATGTTTTAGATGATTTAACGGCAGATGAACTCTCTTTGCTGCGTGCTCTTCAGGAATTCGAGGATGATACAACTTACAATATCCAAACATTCCGGGAAGCCATTGCAGCATTGAATGAAAAGGCACATACCCACGAAAATCAATCTGCATTGGAGCAGATCACTGCTGCTAAAATCGCACAATGGGATGGTTTTGGCACGCAAATCAATGGGCTTAGCACAAAGGTTACAGTCTATTCAGAAAAGACAGAACGTACTTTGGAGAGCCTGCAAAAGCAGATCGATAACCTGACAAGCGGCAGAAATTACACCATTCTATTTCAGTCTGGACAGAATGCCATTTCGACCTATGCACCAAATCTCAGTATGATTCTGGATGGCGGGTATCAGACAATGGAGGATTTTCTGACTGCCTATCCGCAGTTTTGCAGTGCAGAAAATGATTTTGTGCTGTCCTATTCGCAGGAGTGCTTCAACTGGGATAAGTCGGTCTTGACCGTTTGTGCAAAGCCATTGTCCCTGACGAAAAATGCGGAAATCGTGATGTCCTATCAGTCGGGTTCCAGCGAAGCCGGAAGCCTGTATCTGGTGCCGAAACCGCAGAAGATCGACATTCCTATTGGCGTGTATGTAAACACAGAGATCGATGCAAATCGTGCGGTTTCTCTGGATTTCCACTGGCTGCAGTCGGATACCTTTATCACCACCATCACAGAATGCACCGGCATTTCTGACGGCGAATATTACCTTGCCTGGGTGGGCAGAAGCAACAACTCCCACCCGAAAATTCGATTCCTGAAAGTACTGGAGGGTTAAAAATATGATGAAAGATACCATTTGCGTGGCTGTCGGCTTGGTCGGCGGCTTTTTTACTGCCATTTTTGGCGGCTGGGACTCCGCTTTGGTGACACTGGTCGTCTTTATGGCAATCGACTTTTTCACCGGCATCATCACTGCCATGATGAAAAAGTCCAAACACACAGAAAGCGGCGGACTTTCTTCCAAAGCCGGCTGGTTCGGTCTGGCGAAAAAAGTCTGCACCTTGATGCTGATCGTCGTTGCAGTTCGGATGGATATTCTGCTGAATACCAACTACATCCGGGATGCAGTCTGCATCAGCTTTTGCCTGAACGAACTGCTTTCCATCGTGGAAAATACAAGTTTAATGGGGATCCCATATCCGCCCGCAATCCAAAAAGCAATTGATGTTCTGCAAACGAAAATCGGCAGAACCGAAGAAACGACCGACAAGGAGGATAAGTAATATGGCGATTTTAAGACCAGATGCAACAACGACTCTGAACGGAGTAAAAATCAACGAGTATTTACTCACCAAACATAATCCCAACCGCATTGATATGCCCTCTGTTTCCATGGCGGGGAAAATCATTGGTGTGACCGTTCACAACACCGACTGGATCACAGTAGCAAGCGGAACAGTATACGAGAGCAACCGTCAATAACAACATGAAGGATGTGCGTGTCCACTACTATGTGGATAACGTGTGTGCATGGCAGAATCTGCCCCATAGCCTGAGCGGCTGGCACGCTGCTGACGGTTCTGGGAACGGCAACAGAAGAACCATCGCCATTGAGTGCATTATGTCCTCTGCATACAATTCTACGGATAAGAAGTCGGAGGACAATGCAGCAAAATTGGCAGCAGCGTTATTAAAACAATATGGATTGGACATCAATCACCTTTACACGCATACCCACTGGCTCAATGTTCGTGACGGACGAAACGGAACTGTTGACCAGTTGAACACAATGTACAATCGGTACAAGATGTGTCCGGCATACATTTTGCCTCATTGGGCGGAGTTCAAGAAAAAGGTACAGTCTTATTTAAATGCAGGTTCTGCATCCACAACACCTATTCCTGCAACAAAGCAGCTTTACCGGGTGAGAAAGTCTTGGTCAGATGCGAAGTCGCAGCTGGGTGCGTATGCTTCTCTTGAAAATGCGAAAAAAGCTTGCAAGGTCGGATATTCTGTATTTGATTCCAACGGAAATGTGGTCTACACCAATGGCAGCCAGTTCACCAAGGGACAGAAGGTTGCCATTCGTGCCAATACACCTCTGTTCGCCAGTGCAGAAACTACATCTGTAACCAGAAGAATCAGCGGTACTTACTATCTGTATGATGGCATTGCCTGCAAGAACGGTCGTTATCGTATCACCACAAAGCCGGAGTTCTGCGGAAAGACACCAGTGGGACGATTTGTGACTGGTTATGTTTCTTGGGATAATTTCGGGGTGATTGGATGAATGCAGAACAAAAAGACCAGATCCGGCAGCTGCACAGCAGCGGTCTGGGCTACAAGAAAATCGCAGCCCAATTAGGGCTGTCCGTCAACACCGTGGCTTCTTTCTGCAAACGGCAGAGAGAAAGCGAATCCTGCCCACACTGTCCGCAGTGTGGGCGTTCTGTTGTGCAGACACCGCACCGAAAGTCGAAACGATTCTGTTCCACACAATGCCACAACACTTGGTGGAATCACCATGCTGTATCGAGGAACGGCAAATTACAGCAGCTCTGCCCTATTTGCAAAGAGCCGTTTTTTGCCTATCCCAGTTCGCACCGAAAATATTGTTCCCGTCTTTGCTATGGGAAGCACAGAAAGGAAATGTGTCATGGAAAAAGAACATTACCATAAGATCATTACATATCAAACCACAATTTCGATTTTGAAAAGCTGGATGCGTGCTGGATTGGTCACGCCGGAGGAATTCCAAAAAATCAACACCATAATTGCCGAACGTTCCGGTTTATCTTTGTGCAGTATATTCCTTGACTCCTGCCCGATCGTACGGTAATATGTCATCGGAAAGGGGGAGATTATCACGGCACGAGTGATACAAAAAGTTGCATTTCCACAGAAAAAGCCGTTCCTGTTGAAACGGACGGCAGCCTACGCCAGAGTGTCCAGCGGAAAGGATGCCATGCTCCATTCTCTGTCGGCACAGGTCAGCTATTACAATCAGCTGATCCAAAGCAATCCGGAGTGGCTGTTCTGCGGTGTTTATGCAGATGAGGCATTGACAGGAACAAAGGAAAATCGGGTGGAATTTCAAAAGCTGCTGAATCGGTGCCGGCGGGGAGAAATCGACTTGATTCTGACAAAGTCCATTTCCCGTTTTGCACGAAACACAGTTACCTTGCTGGAAACCGTACGAGAACTGAAAACACTGGGCGTTGATGTCTATTTCGAGGAACAGCGGATTCATTCCATGAGTTCAGACGGCGAACTGATGCTTTCTATTCTGGCATCTTACGCACAGGAGGAAAGCTATTCTGCCAGCGAGAACAAAAAGTGGCAGATGCGAAAGGACTTTGAACAGGGAAAAGTCGGGAGTATGCGAATGCTGGGCTATCAGCGAACCAAGTCAGGAAAACTAGAGATTGTACCAGAGGAGGCGGAAATCGTCAGAATGATTTTTCTATACTATCTGTCTGGTATGGGTAAGCTGGCAATTGCCAAGAAACTGAACGAACAGCAGATATGCACGGTGCGTGGCTGTGCATGGACGACAGAGGACGTAAGGCGAACGCTCCGCAATGAAAAGTACACCGGAAACCTGTTGCTGCAAAAAAGTTTTCGGGAAAATCACATTACCAAGAAAAAGGTGGCTAACATCGGACAGCTTCCGCAGTATTTTGTTGCCGGTTCGCATGAAGCCATCATTTCGCAGGAACAGTTTGATGCGGTGCAGAAACAAATGGCGGAACGACAGAAAAAATATGCCGGTTCCTGTACCACAAACCGATATCCATTTACGCAGAAAATACGATGTGCCTGCTGCGGCAAGTATTACCGCAGAAAAACGACTGTGACCGGTGTGGTCTGGATTTGTTCCACTTACAACACCAAAGGGAAAAAATACTGTCCAACAGCAAAACAGATTCCGGAAAATACGCTGATTTCTGCCTGCTGTGATGTTTTGGAAATATCGGAATTTGATGCGGAGCGATTTGCGGAACAAATCGAACAGATTCAGATTCCGGCACCCAATGAACTGCAATTTTGCTTTTCGGACGGAACGGAACAAATCGTATCTTGGAAAGACCGTTCCCGTTCGGAAAGCTGGACAACGGAAATGCGAGAGAAAGCGAGGCAGAAAAAATGGCGACAGTCCTAAAAATACCGGCAAAGTTTCACCCCATAACACATTTGCCGGAAACCAAGGTTCAGAAACGCAGAGTGGCAGCCTATGCCAGAGTTTCCACGGATTCTGAGGAGCAGCAGACCTCTTATGCTGCACAGGTAGATCGCTACACCAAGTACATTCAGGAACGGGCAGACTGGGAGTTTGTTGCAGTCTATACCGATGAGGGCATTTCTGCCCTGAATACCAAACATCGGGACGGCTTTAATCGCATGGTGGCAGATGCTCTGGACGGCAAGATCGATTTGATTGTCACCAAGTCGGTCAGCCGGTTTGCACGAAACACTGTAGATTCTTTGACGACTGTGCGAAAGCTGAAAGAAAAAGGCGTGGAGGTGTTTTTTGAAAAAGAAAACATCTACACGCTGGATTCCAAAGGCGAGCTGCTGATCACCATCATGTCCAGTCTGGCACAGGAGGAGAGCCGTTCTATTTCGGAGAATGTAACTTGGGGACAGCGAAAGCGAATGGCGGACGGCAAGGTCAGCCTGCCGTACAAGCATTTTCTAGGCTATCGAAAAGGAGCAGATGGCTTGCCGGAAATTGTGCCGGAGGAGGCAGAGATTGTTCGGAACATCTATCGTTGGTTTATGGAGGGGAAAACGCCGACTGGCATTGCGAGAACATTGACAGAACAAGGTGTTCCGACACCTGCCGGCAAGGAACAATGGTGTTCCAGTACAGTGAAAAGCATTCTGACCAATGAAAAATACAAGGGTTCTGCTCTATTGCAAAAGAGATTTACGGTGGATTTCCTCACGAAAAAATCTAAGGTGAATGAGGGTGAAGTGCCGCAATACTACATCGAGGAAAGTCACCCTGCCATCATAGTGCCGGAGGAATTTGAACTGGTGCAGGCAGAATTGCTGCGGAGGCAAAACCTACGGCGGCAGTACAATGGGAAAAGTGTATTTGCTGCCCGGCTTGTCTGCGGCGACTGCGGAAATTTCTTCGGGGCAAAGGTCTGGCATTCCAACAGCAAATACCGGCAGGTGATCTGGCAGTGCAATCACAAATTCCAAGGGGTGTGCAAATGCCAGACACCCCATTTGCAGGAGAGCGTCATACAGCAGCGATTTCAGGCAGCCGTTCAGGAATTGCTGCAAAAGCGGAAAGCAGTTCTGGAAAACTGTCAGGTGATGCTGAAACTGCTTACGGACTGTACAGATTTAGAGCGTCAATTGCAGGAACTGGAAACGCAGAAAATGCGGATTTCGGAACAGGTGCAGGGATATGTTCGGGAAAACAGTGAAATTGTGCAGGATCAGGAAAAGTATGAGGAACGGTATCAGGCACTGGTGGGACAGTATGAACCGCTGCAGAAACAAGAAACCGCCCTGCAGGAACGGCGAGCAGAGCGGTTGGCAAGACGGGAACAGATTCAGGGATTTCAAAGAGCATTGAACGGACAAAATGGGATGCTGCCGGAATTTGACACGCAGTTGTGGCTGGCTGCTGTAGAAAAAGCAGTGGTGCATCGAGATGGAAAAATCGTGTTTGTTTTGAAAGATGGGACGGAGTTGGTGCAGAAAATTTAAGGGGAGTGGGGTGCAGAACGCACTCCCTTTGCTTTTCAGGTGTGCATTGTATCATTTGTGACGTGCGTTTCCAAATGGAAAAGAACGTTCAAGCAAGTGAAACAGCTGGAGGTGCAAGTTTAGCTGTTGATTTGCCTGAATGTTCTTTTTTATTATATCATGATGAATGCTTTTTGTCAATCCTTGTGAGTCGAGTTTCCTCGGCTCATTTTTTGTTGACTTGAAAACTGCCAGGTCGGCAATGGCTCGCACTCGTCGGCGAATCCGTCGGCGTGAAATGGCAGAATGCCCATTTTTGATAGAACGGGGCTGAAAACGTCCGAAAAGTTCCAAATGCCTGTAATGTTTTTGATTTTGTTGGTGGAGTGGGACTTTGACATTAAAATTGAAGGTTAGAGTGCTGCCTTTTCTGAAAATTGAAGATGGTTGTAAAAGGAAACATCTCTTTCCTCACCCCCCCCCACCCAGTGAAAAAAGTGATACCCTTCCCCAAACTCTCTATAAAACCTTCTTCCACTTCCGAAAAAAATACCTGGAATCCCGTTGTTGGAATTCCAGGTATTTTTCTTATGCCGGGTTCTGTTCAAACAGAGCAGCATCCAGCTTGTCGGCGGCTTCCTGTTCGACTTTTTTCAGCACATGACTGTAAATGTCCATGGTGATCTGATAGCTGGAATGTCCCAGCCGCTCTTGCGCAACTTTGGGAGAGATACCCAACGAAAGCATGATCGTGGCATTGATATGTCGAAGGTCATGAAATCGAATGTGCTTCAGATCGTTGGCTTTCAGAAATCGCCGAAACTTCATGGAAAAGGAATCACTTTTGTAGGGAGAGCCGTCCTCCTGGCAGACGATGTAATCATTTTGTCCGGCGTGGCGTTCTGCTTTGGTGTCTTTCAACAGCCGCAGCAGCGTTCCGGGAATCTGAATCTCCCGTCTGCCGCTCTGTGTTTTCGGGGCTTTGGTGATCGTTTGATTGTTGACAGTTACCAGATTTTCTTCGACAGTGAGACAGCCGGTTTGAAAATTCACATGATGCCACCGCAGTGCGAGCAGTTCTCCACGCCGCAGGCCCAAACAAATCTCGATCATCAGCGGCAGATAAAGAGCAGTGTTTCTGGCACATTGCAGCAGAGTCTCCACTTCTTCCATGCTGTACACTTCCGGTTGGTAATGTTCCAGCTTGGGCAGCGTGAGATCGTCACAGGGATTCTTCGGAATCAGTTCCAGCATGACTGCCTTTTTCATTGCCGCCGAGAGATTCAACAAGATGTTTTTGATCGTTTTGGGCGAAAGCGGCTTTCCGGTTCTGGGAGATGCCTTTTGCAGAGAAAAGATCCATTTCTGAATGTCAATGTTTTTCAGTTGCTGCAAACAGGTATCTCCAAACTGTGGAATGATGTACTTTTCCGTCTGATCGATGTAGTGCTGTACAGTGGTGGGGGAGAGCTGATTTTTTACGTAGATCTTCAGCCACTGGTGCATGAAATCCCGAACCGTGATCCGATTGTCTTTGACAAAAGTTCTGGTTTCCAGTTCATGGATCATATCCCGCATGACTTTTTCTGCTTGTTTTTTCCCGCCCTGAATGGTCTTGTAATAGCGTTTGCGTTTTCCGTTAGCAAAAGAGGATTCTTCTTCCACGATGACCTGATAGGTTGTGATCCCGGATTTGGTCGTCCGCTTTCGCACATGACCGGTATATGGCATAAAACCGCCTCCTTTGAAAAGTATAACGGAATGTTCTTCGGGCTTTTCTTGAAAAGGGAAGAAAAGCACTTAGTATTCTTCTGCAAACAGCATGGTGGCATAGGGCTTTTGGTTTGCATCATATTCTGCAATTACATAGATTTTCGCTGTGACCGGCGAAAACGGCACGTCAAACTGATAGCGTTTTTCATAAGGCGGCACTTCCTGACTATGCAGAATAATTTGCTGGCTGCCTGCTCCGGAAAGTCGAAATATTTGCAGATAATCCTTTGGAACAGGCAGTTCTGCAATGCGGTTCCAGAGAAATAATTGCAGAAAAAGCGGCAGTTCCTCATGGATTCTTTTGGTCAGATAGCGGTTTCCCGAAAACATCAGCAGCACCTTCTTTCCACAAGTTTCTGCGTTTCTGTGGAAAACGGAATGTAGATATCCTCGCTGTATCCGTCCGAAGATGCCCAGACAGTGTGGATCCAGTCAGCATGGGAAAAAGAAAGGATCTCATAGAATTCCAAACCTTTGTCGAGCAGATAGGATTCCTCCTGTTTTTCTAAGAGAATTACAGAAAGGATATCACCCATGTCACAGTGATAGGTTTTTTCGATGTTTTCCATTTTCTGCACCAGATATGATTTGAGATCTGACGGCATTGCAGCATTTGAAATAGTTGCAATAGAGCGTAATTTTTGCATGATTTTCCTCCGATTTTGTTTCAAAAAAAGAGGCTCAGCGTCATGCCAAGCCTCCCACGAACAATGTTTTCCTCACTTACTCTTCTTGACAAGTGCCAGCAGTTCTACGCCGCAGGCAACACCCGCCAGAAACATTTCAATTGCAATCGGCATTGATGTACTTCACCTCCTCCCGTTCCTGCATTTCGATGGCGATCCCGATGCCGCCGATCACCAGTGTCAGTACCAGTCCTGCGATAAATTCCTTCATGTCAAATTCCTCCAATTTTCGTTTTATGCTTCACACTGTAACAGTGTTTTTGCCTCACTAAGTGCCTCTTCCATTGCCGCTGTATCCATGAGCAGTTCTTCGATCTCGTCCGGATTATAGCCGACTTCCAGCAACAATTC